AAGAGTTGCTGAGCGTCTTACGTTACCTGATACCACACAGGTACCAATAAGGTTTACAAGGTCTACGATAGCACGAGAGTCTAGTGTTTCACCTGCTCTGGAGCCGATTACACGGTCTATATGGTCGTGCAACTTGATAAGAGGTGCAGGCCCTGATGCAACGCCTCCAAAGCCCTTAATAGGGGCTCCAAGAGGTCTGATCAAATCATAGTTAAACTTCTGAATACTCTGGTTTGCTCTCAAATATGAGTTGATTAGAAGTCTAACTGACTCTACCCATCCTTCACGAGTGTCTGGGATTTCGAACACCTGTTCGGGCTCTGTTGGGGCATAGATTGAGAAATGCTTATCCTGTCCCACTGTATCAAACCCTACACCAATGCCCAACATCAATGCATCCATAACCCAAGCAAACAAGGCTCCTGGATCATTCTTGTCAAGATCCTTTGTAGAGACCATTGCACAGTTTTGTAGTGCTGCTGAGTTTTTCTTCTCCATAGTCATAGTAGTTCCAAATGCCCACATACCTCGTCCTGGTGGTGTCCACTTTAATTCAAACATTCTTTGGAATGCCTCTTGAGCAGACTTCTGAGCCTTGTAGTCATTCCAAGGTAAACGGTTTTCTTTAGCATGATTCTTCTGTACTGAATACATACCCTCGATTACACGACGACAAACTTCATGCCATCTTTCCTTAGTTCCATCTTCCTTCATGCGAGAATACGTACGAATAAAAGTAATTTCTCCAAGTGAATTTTCTGCTGCATCTTTAAACCCAAATGGGCTTTCTTGGTTTTTGTACTTTTCTATAAAATCTTCTGGAAGTTTAAAACTAAAAAAATCTGACATAATATTATCGTCCTTTCAAAAACGGATTAAGTGTTAATTATAGCAGAGTTTTTAAAAAAGCAAAACTCTACCTAAATATGTAGTTGAGAGTTTTACTTAAAGGTTTTCTTTTGCCAAAACTTTAGTCTATAACCATTTTGAAAAGTAGATCTAACCTTACCTCTTTGCTCTTCTATTTTTGCTGCAGAAAAGTTCTTATCTAATTCCATTGACCACTCTTCTCTTTTAAATGGAAAAACTTGAGACATTGGTGTTCCCTGTTTTATAGTTCCTTTAAAATTTTTCTTTACTAAAAATGAAAGGTGTCCGTCAGTAAAATAATTATCAGTATCTACAACAGCATCAATTGCTTTTAAAGGAGATGGTGGTTGATGTATTGGAGCCGTGAAAAAAGTGCTATAACCTTCATCTGTTTGAACCATCCATGTTGGATGTATTCTTAATATTCTATTGCAATAGACATCTTTGTCTATTGGCAAGTGAGAAACTTGCTCCTGTATGTGTTCGCTAATCAATGAAGCACGATATTTTTCCATATGAACAGGAAGTTGAATGTTCATATTATCACCAGTTGTATCTATATAAATATCACATGGAACTTTTAATATGTATCCCATTGACATTGCATCAAAAAAAGCCTGACACTTTTTTACAGTAAGCCTCATAATTCCTCTATCGGGAATATCAGTTCCTGAAATTGCTGGCTGCTCTTTGTACCACGAAGGAACATTTTTTGTTCCTGGTTCTGGCTCTGGAACAATATTTGTTAATGCAGGATACATCTGTAAGAATCTAACTGTGTTCATACTAGCCTTTCGTTACTATTAATTATACCACAATCAAAACTATGGTAAATATTAATTAGGTGGGAAAGGTGTTTTGTCTTCTTCTCTGAAACCGTCATAGACTAAGAAGTTCTTTGTATAGAACATGTCATAAGGCTCACAGTTTATAGATACAACCTGGTGGCTAACAGCAGATATTGCTAATTCTGTTATAGGAACCCATGTGTTTGTATCTGTAGACCATAACTCATCTGTATTTATAAGATCTCTAGATGCAACCATACTTGCAGCACCATCTCTCTTTACAAGCATATAGTGAGATCCTGAATAAATTTCACCATTGATTGCTACAGACTCTTCTGACTGAGATATTCTTATATCAGTAACTGTTGTTTCTTTTTCAGGGAAAATAGATAGATCTTCTGGATTTCCTGACCAATTAGTTATATCTGTTTTTGTAAAGTTAGTACCTAGTCCAGGAATTTCTGCAGAGACAAGAACATCTCCAACCTTTAGATTTGCTGCTTCAACATATCCGTTGATAGTTAAAATTGGTGTGTTTACATTTACAGAATCATACCAACCACGGCCAAAGGAATAGGCTCCGAAAGCACCGAAGGCACCAAAGGCTGAGAACGCTCCGAAGGCACCGAAGGCACCGAAGGCACCGAAGGCACCAAAGGCTGAGAACGCTCCGAAGGCACCGAAGGCACCGAAGGCACCAAATGCACCGAAGGCACTAAATGGTGTAAATCCAAAGGCTCCGAAGGCTCCGAAGGCACCGAAAGCACCGAATGGTGCAAATGAGAATGGTCTTGGCTGACATCCAATTGCATTTGCTTCCAATAATCTAGGAGAGCAACTTGCACCAGTACATGGGTCCCATTGATACTGATAATAGTTTACTCCAGAACAGAATCCTGCATCGTCATCCTGACAGCAAGGCTGTGGAGCAGTTGGTACTGGTGTTGGTGCTGGAGTTGGAACAGGTGTTGGAACTGGTGTTGGTGCTGGAGCAAAACCAAACGGTACGAAACCAAATGCTCCAAATGGTGCAAATGAGAATGCTGTAGTAACAGATCCTGAATCAGGTGACCAATTAGATGCAATTCCATTAGCATTTCTTGCATAAACTCTGTATGTCTGTGCTGTTCCTTGTTCTTGTGAAACATTTACTGATGTTCCTGATGTACTTCCAGATTTTCCATCTGAAGAATCCCAAAAATACAGATCAATTGCTTTGCCACCATTTGCAGGTGGACTCCAAGAAACATAGTCGACTCCTGCTTCACTTGATGATGCAGAAGGTGCTGATGCTTGTGCTGGGATAGTAGTAACAGTTATAGTATTTGATGCTGCTGATGCAGCAGAGGTTCCATTAGCATTTGTTGCAGTAACTGTAAAGTTATAATCTGTTGCAGATAGCATTCCTCCAACATTTATTGGAGAAGAAGATCCACTTCCACTTTGTCCTCCCGAAGATGTTACTGTATATCCAGTAATTGAAGATCCACCATTTGCTGCAGCAGTAAAACTAACTGTTGCCTCTCCTGAATTGTAGGCTCTTGATGTTCCAATATCTGTAGCACCAACAGAAACTGGTGCTTGTGGAACAGTTGTAACCGTTACAGAATTAGATGCAGCAGATGCTTCACCTGTTCCTATTGCGTTATTTCCTACCACTGTAATAGTTGTAACAGCACCTGCTCCAAAACCAGTAATGGTTAATGGAGAAGATGCTCCTGTGACAGAGTGTGTTGTACCGTGTACGCTACAATATCCTGATGCTGTGTATGAAGTCGCTGCTGCTCCTTCTGAATTAGGAGTGAATGTTACTGTTACTGCACCGTTATCAAATGGTCTATTTGTTCCAACATTTGTTGCGGTACCGATTGTTGGTGCTAATGGAGCCAGAAAGTCGTTTGCCGACTGGCTCATTCTACCTGCTTGCTTTGACATATTTAATCTCCCCTATTTCTTTAATTTTTTTATTATGCTGATAGGTCTCCGAAGACCAACCATCCTGCTGAAGTCTTCATTGCTGTTGCTACTGAGTTTGTAGTTCTAAACTTCAAACCTGGTGTACCAACAACGCTGTTTGTTGATGCAAACTGTGCTCCTGTGCCTGATGCCTGGTAGAAATCGATAGACTGTCCAGTTGAGTATCCTGTTGCAGGAAGAGTAATTGTAACTGATCCAGTTAGTGGAACAAACTTATCTGCTTCTCCTGCTGCAAGTGTTGCAGATGATGAGATTGCTGTTGCAAAAGTTGTGATAGATGGTACGCCAACCTTTGTTTGTGTACCGTCTGAGAACACAATACCAGATGATGCTGTTACAGCACCTGAGAATGTTGGAGCATCTGCGACTGCAATTGTTGCACCAGTCTTTGTGATATTTGTACCAGCAGTTACTGCTTCAGAAGCATTAAACTGTGCGTAGTTAACATTTGTAGTTCCAAGTGTGATTGCTCCTGTTGTGCTTAGAATAAATCCCTTAGCAGCATTTCCTGTTCCAGAAGTTACAAAACAGAAATCTCCTGTTGAAAGTTCTCCTGATGGATTATTGTCTGAATCTGTAGCACGAGTCAAAACATATGGAGTTGATCCAGAGCCAACTGTGGTTAATGTATAAATACCGTTTTGTGTTGCTGTGGTTTGATCTTTAACCAAAACACGATCTCCAACAACAATTGAAATTCCATCAATTGTAGTAATAGCACGGTTTGTATCGGCAGTGAGTGTTGCACCCAAGCCATTTGTACCATTGTTATATACAGTTGCAAGATTTACATTTGTTGCTACTTTTACTGGTTGGTGGAAGTTAATTCCAGCAGCAAGGCCATCAACATACGACTTAGTTGCTGCGTGAAGATCTGATGTAGGTGCACCTGAAAGTGTAAGTGCTCCTGTCATTGTTCCGCCAGCAAGGGCTAACTTAGCATTAAGTGCTGTTTGCTGTGCTGTAGATACTGGCTTATTAGCATCTGAAGTATTATCAACATTTCCAAGACCTACGTGAGCCTTAGTCACACCAGAAACTGTTCCTGTAAATGTTGGATCAGCCTTTGGAGCCTTTAGATCAAGTGCTGTCTGTGTAGCAGTTGTGATGTATGTGTTATCAAGATCAAATGCATCAGTTACTGCGTTATAATCAATACCTACACCTGCAAGTGCTGCCTGATCTACAGTTGCACCATTAACAGCATTTGTAAGATCTGTTTGTGTTACAAGAACTGATGTGTCTGAAATACCATGAACATTTGTTGTATCAATATTATGATCTGAAATTTTTGTGTCTGTAGCAGTTGCTGCTGAAGTAATTGCTTCTGACTTAGCAGACGCAATCGCTGCAGCCTGTGCTGTAGAAACTGGCTTTGCTGTGTCTGCAGTATTATCTACGCTTGTAAGACCAAGAGTACTTTTTGTTACTGCTGCAACTTCTGACTTAAGTGCCAAAAGTGATGTATCTGCAATACCGTGGACATTTGTTGTGTCTGACTGGTGTGTTGATACTGCGTTATCTGCATATACCTTAGTTGCTAATGCTGCTGTATCTGCAATACCATGGATACCTGTTGTTATTGAGGTGTGATCAGAAACCTTTGTTGCTGAATCTGACTTTGCCTCAGTTAGTGCAGCATCAATTGCTGCTTCTGTTGCCAATGATACTGGCTTTGCTAAGTCTGTTGTGTTACTAACATTTCCAAGGCCTACTGAAGACGCTGTTAGTGCTGCTACTGCTGCTGCAACTTTAACATCTGCTGCTGCTGAGGCTTCGATAACTGCATTTTCAGCCTTAGTTTGTGCGTTTGCAATTGCTTCTGACTTAGCAGTTGCTACATTTGCTGTAGTTGCAAGAAGTGATGTGTCTGCAATACCATGAACACTTGTTGTTTTTCCTGCGTGAGTTTCTAATGATGTTATTACTCCATTGCTTGCACTAGTTATTGATGCTGCTGTTTGTAAATGTAAAGTGTCTACCTTTGAATTTGTTGCCAATGCTGACAAGAAGTTAGGATCATCTCCTAAAGAATCTGAAATTTCTGACAATGTATTTAAAGTTTCTGGAGCCATACCAATTACTGAATTAATTGCTGCTGTAAGTTCTGTTGCGTTAGCAAAATATACTAACTGAGACCATGTAGATGTTCCATTACCCATCTTAAATTTATTGGTGTCAGTTTCAAAACCGATTTCACCTGCTGCTAATACTGGGTTTGCTGCCGTCCATTGGGCTGCTGAACCTCTGCGCTGTTGCATTCTAGTTGCCATTTATTTATCTCCCTCTGTACGGTTTGCGTACGCCTTTTTATTTTTATTAATAATCATTTTCATCATACTCCCCCGCCATCAAGGACAAGGTTTAGAGATGAAATATCTTGTATTGCTGCTTTAACAAACGCTGTTGTAGCAACCTGTGTTGTATCTGTTCCAGTTGCAGCCGTTGGTGCTGTTGGTGTACCAGTAAGTGCTGGGGACGCTAATGGTGCCTTTAGTCCAAGCGCTGTAGATGTTGCTGAAGATACTGGCTTGTTTAAATCTGATGTATTATCAACATTTGAAAGTCCTACTGAAGACTTTGTAAGTCCTGATACTGCAGTTGATACTGCTGAATCTGCATATGTTTTTGTAGCAAGTGCTGAAGTATCAGCAATTCCGTGAATATTTGTTGTGTCTGCTTCATGTGAAGCAAGAGCGGTTGCTGCTGTTGTTTCTGCTCCAGACTTAGCATTATTAGCCTTTGTAGTAGCATCTGCTGCAGCAGTTGAGATTGCTTCTGACTTAGCAGTATTAGCCTTTGTAGTAGCATCTGATGCTGATGTTGAGATTGCCTCTGACTTAGCAGTTGCAATATTTGTTGTTACTGTAGAGAAAAAGTTTGCATCGTCGCCAACGGCTGCTGCAAGTTCATTTAGTGTATCTAGAAGACCTGGAGCACCATCGATCAAATCTTCAAGTGCTGCTGCTGCGTCTGCTGTAAAGTATATTAGGGATGCCCAACGAGTTGTTCCATCACCAATCTTAAATTTATTTGTATCAATTTCAAAGCCTATTTCTCCTGGGGATAAAATTGGATTTGCAGATGTCCACTGCGCTGCAGTGCCTCTTCTTTGCTGTTGTCTAACTGCCATGTATTTTTCTCCTTATGGGGGCTGCCCATTTGCTTATCTTATTATAACATCCAATTTTTAATTGAAGTTATCTATTGCTATTCCGCCATCTCTGGTAGAAGTAAAAACTGTGTCTGATGCGTTTCCAGAGTCTGTCTCGGAAGTCATTGGACTGTCAAAAAATCCAGAGTCTACAAACATACTAACAATTAGGCCTGTGCCATCAATTGCTGTATCATGAATGTGATCTGGAATATTCTTTGTATCATCAATGGTTGCTTGGGTGTACCAAGAACCTGCATAATAGAAATTAACTCTGTTTGTTAGTGTATCTAGCCATTGTGTTCCACTAGTTGGTGAAGAAGGAGCAGTAGGTCCTACTGACATTGATCCTGTTAGGGAATCCACATACTCCTTAGTTGCTGCATGCCCTGCAAGAGTTGGTGCTCCTACTGTTACTGCATCTCCGAATGTACCGCCGTTTGCTACGACTAATCCATTCTTGACTCTAAAGTCTTTGTCGACTGTTGTCATTTACTACTCCCTCTTCCAACTATTTTTATTTTTTATTAAACTAGAAGTGTTCCCATAACAGTAACTGTTGAGTTATTGTTAGAAGTTGTTGCTAGTAGTCTTACTTCTCCACCAGAAATGTCTGCTGAGATTGATGATGCTGAACCGTTAGTTCCAACAATTCCGTACTCTGTCATTGCAATGTTGTCATTGATATCAAGAGTCAAAAGAACCTTTGAGATTTCTGTGTGGTTACCATAAGCAACCTTAACAAGAAATTCTGCTGAACGATAAAGATCAGGATCGAATCCGTATGCTTGGTTGATTCCTGCTACTGGGCAAGAAACTGTTGCTGCAACTTGCTTAGCAACTGAGTTTACCTCAACTGCTGTAAATGAACGAGTTGTTCCATCTACCGCAGCACGAGCACGAGCATCTGTGAAGTAAAGGTTTGTACCTTCTACAAGATCAGTTGTTGAAGAATCTGCTACACCATTTTCTGCGGTAATAACAAGACCTGCACCTGTTCCTGTAATTGTGATATTAGTTTTTGTAGCACCAGTCAAAAGTGCTGCTGCTGAAGCCTTTGCACGAGCATCTGTGAAGTACTGTGCTGTTCCTTCTGCAACATCAGATGTTGTAAGTGCATCAGCATAAGCCTTAGCATCTACTTCAGCCTGATCTGCATAGTTTTGGTAAGCAGTTGTAATTGCTGTCTCACGAGTATCTGTGTAAGCCTTAGCATCTGTTTCTGCTTGATCAGCATATGTCTGGTAAGCAGTAGTGATTGCTGTTTCACGGCCATCAGTATAAGAGTTTGCTGTTGTTACTGCATCAGATTCTGCTATGTCAGCATAACCCTGAGCAGTTGTAAGAGCAGATGTAATTTCGCCATCTGTGTAAAGGTTTGCTGCTGCTTCTGCTGCATCTGCATAACCTTGTGCTGCGGAACCTGCAGATGTAATTTCTCCATCTACATAGCCCTTAGTTGCTGCATGAAGAGCAAGTGTTGGGGCACCTGGAAGTGTCAAAGCACCTGTCATTGTGTCGCCAGACTTTGCTACTCTACCAGCAACGGCTGCTGCTGCATCTGTAGCGTAGTTTGGATTATCTGCAATTGCTGCAGCCAATTCATTAAGTGTATCAAGAAGTGCTGGTGCTGTATCTACAAGTGCTGCAACTTCTGCATCTGTGTAAGCGTTAGCGTCTGCAATTGCTTGACCCTTAGCAGTTGCAATAGCAGAGTTACGGTTTGTAACTTCTGTACCAATTGCTGAAGAAATTGCTGAGTTACGATCTGTAACTTCTGTTGAAATCTTTCCATCTGTGTAATCTTCTGCATCTGAAAGTGCTGCATTAGCCTTTGAAGTTGCATCTGATGCTGCTGTTGAAATTGCATCTGCTTCTGCTTGGTCTGCATAAGCACGAGTTGCAAGAATATCTGAACCCCACTTTACAGAAGAACCTGCTGCTGGAGTAAGAACGATATGAGAATCAGAATTGATTGTCATTGCTCCTGCGCCAGTGAAGTTAAGTGTATCTCCAATGGTCTTGTTTGTTAATGTTTGTGTGTCTGATGTTCCTACTACGTTACCAGTTACACCGTGTACAGAAGTATCAGATTCGTGATCTGCAAGATCTCCTGCTACAAGTCCTGCCTCAGTTGCTGCAGTTCCTGCTGCATCGTATGCTGCTGCAGTTGCATCAAGTGCTCTTTGGTTTGTAAAATACTTATTTGATCCTTCTGCAAGATCTCCAGTATCGTGGTTTGAAATATCTGATACCTGACCAGTTACATCACCAGTTAAATCTGCTGTAATTGTTCCTGCAGCAAAGTTACCATTAGCGTCACGCTTTACAACTGTATTTGCAGTGTTGGCAGATGTTGCTGTACCGCCAATAAGACCGACGATATAGTCTTGGTCTGCTTGCTTTTTTGTAAGAACGTCAAAACCGTTAACTGTCGCTGTTGTACCTTCAACGATTAAACCACTCTTAATTTTAAAATCTTTATTTACTGTTGCCATTTTTTATATCTCCTTAGTTATGCCTTAAGTCCAATTCGTGCAAAACGAACTGTGACTGGCTTGATCGCAGGGTCTGGAGTGACTGTTAAGGCCACGGTATTTCCAGTGCGAGAGACATTAATGGTGCCAATATTCCCATCATTGTCGATTGTTCCGTATTCGCTGACATTTACATTTGTACCGTCAACGAGAATTGTTAGTTCGGTTGCATAGAACTTGTTGTCCCCTGCAGAGGTCTTTGATATTGAAACAATATACTTGACCATTCGCCAAACTGTAGCGTCAAAGTTATCAACAACAGTTACGTTCTCAATACCATTGATTGTGTTTTCGTTATTACCTGATGAGCCCAAGTCTGTTGCTTGAGCAGAAGCGGTATCGATTAAATCTTCATAGTTTTCTTGAGTAGGTCTATCTCCAGTTTGGAATAGACTCTTAACTGCTGGAATTGATACTTTAGCCATGTCGTAATTGTAACATGCATTTTAGTGATATTTTTATAGAATGTAGTTACTGTAGCCGATTACCTGTAGTGGAATTCCTGGGGTATTTCCAAGTCCAATAGCCACAATTTGAATGGCTGAAAATTTAACTCTAAAAGGAAGAATGTCTGTTATTGTTGAAAGAGGATACTCTACTAAGAATATTTTTTCTGTTTTATTTTGCAGATCATCAAGTATTACTGATGTTGCCATTAGTCTGTTACATCTTCAAGAATTTTAAATGTACCCTGAGCAACCGTCCAAACTCTTGTAGGGTCTGAAACCTGAATATCAAAGATGTCTCCTGTTTGAAGTTGTACTGACTCTGCTGCTGTTAACCATACTGTAAATTCTCCAACCAAATCATCTTCGTCTGCAACTGGATATAAATTTAAAACAAGTGTTGCGTTGTCTGTAATAACTCCAGGAGTTGAGTTTGGTCTTTTAATCTTCATAGCAATATCCCATTCAGATCCAGCACCCTTTAAAATTAGTGGAACCTTTGCATCATCTGTAACATAAACTTTAAAACCAGAAGTGTCTCCACGAACTACAGTCCAAATAACTGTTGGTGGTGGATTTCCTATGTCGTATGATTTTTGAGATCCTCTTAAAATTGCCATAATGTTATTATATCACGACAAACCATCTTTGAGAGCGCCCCAAGTACCGTTTCCTTTTGTCTGAACAATAATTAAACCTTGGGTTGCTTGTACTGCAACTACTGCAACATATCTTGCTGGACCTGTTGCTGGTCTTTGCCCAACAAGATGTCCAGTAGAACTAATATAAACTTTTGTTCCAGGAACCCCAAGACCTGTTGTATTCATTTGTAAAACTCCAGACACTACTGCTACCCCATCGCTTAATGGCAGAAGTCCTGTTTGTATTAAGCCTAATATTGGAGCATCTGCATTATGGCTAGGGCTTGATGGATTATATTTTTCTACCGTGGTTTTCATTTTTCCGTCGTGAGAAACATTTCCTGAAATAAAAACTGGAGTTCCAGCAGGTAATGTAATTGAAGAAAGATTATTTCTAACTGGAGAAGAAACGCTGGTCATTCCTAGTGGTGGCAGTATATTATTTAAAGCATCAACTAATACTTTAAAGTCTCCGTGTACATTAACGGGATCTGAAGCAATAGGGTATGATAGTGAATTAGGATAGTTAGACGCATATTGTGGCATAATGTTTATTATACACCTAGATTTGACTTTTAACTGAAAATTATGTTATACTTGTCAGTAGACACCTACCAAGGTGTTATTGTTTTCTAAGGAGGAAACTATGATTAAATTTATCGAAAGAAACAAAGAGATCATTAGCACACTCAGTATCGTATTAGTTGTGACTGTATTTTCGAATGTCGCTAATGCTACCCCAGAACTAGATACTAAGAACAATCTTAGCCTTGAACAGGCTCAGACATCGGAAACCGCCTCGAAAGAGGTTTTTTTGGTTTCTAAAGCAAAAAAACTAGAGAGTTTTGAGAACAAGGTTTCTCTGACTGATTTAGAACTAAAGGAACTGCTTTCGTTAGTAGGATTCAAGGGTAAAGACCTTGTAGTTGCTTGGGCAGTTGCTAAAAAAGAGTCTAATGGCCGTCCTTTGGCTTTTAATGGCAACCACAAAACTGGTGACTCGTCTTATGGAATGTTCCAAATCAATATGATTGATACACTTGGTCCTGATCGTAGAACCAAGTTTGATCTTGACTCTAATGCTGAACTTTTCAATCCCGTCAAGAATGCTGAAATTGCATACTATATGACAAATGGTGGAGACGACTGGTCTTCTTGGAAGGGTATTACCCCAAGAACCAAATACTGGATGTCTAAATTCCCTAAGTAATATACAAAATTAGGACCCCTCTTAGGAGGGGTTCTTTTTTGTTTCTTCAAGTATCCACTTGTAGGTTTTTTCAATTCCTTCTTTAAGTGACATTGAATAATCCCAATTTAATCTTTCTCTAACCATATCGTTGTTAGAATTTCTGCCTCTAACTCCTAAAGGACCAGGTATATGCATCTTACTTAAAACCTTACCTTCAACACTGCATGCAATATCAACCAATTGATTAATGGTAACCATCTCTTCAGACCCAATATTAACTGGGCCAGTAAAATCTGATTGCATAAGTCTTCTTGTTGCTTCTATGCATTCATCTATATATAGGAATGATCGAGTTTGTTCTCCATCTCCCCAAATTTCTATAAAACCATCTGCCTGTATAACTTTTCTACACATTGCAGCAGGTGCCTTTTCTTTTCCGCCATCCCAGGTTCCTTCTGGCCCATAAATATTGTGATATCTAGCAATTGCTACTGGGATCTTATTATTTCTGTTAAAAGCCAAAAACATTCTTTCACTAAATAATTTTTCCCAACCATATTCACTGTCTGGATCTGCAGGGTATGCGTCAGACTCTTTAAGTCCAGGGTTATCAACATCTAATTGCTTATAGTCAGGATACATACAAGCAGAACTTGAATAAAAAATCTTTGTCTTATTAATGTTGTATTTAGCATTTAATCTTGATTGGGCTCTAAGAAGATTAAGGTTTATCAAAGCAGAGTTTTCCATAATCTGAGAATCATTATCTCCAGTAAAAATATATCCAGCACCACCCATATCTGCTGCAAACTGATATACCTCATCAAAACCTGTAATTAGTTTATATGGAATCTCATTGTAAAAATTTCCCTGATATCCTTTAAATTGAATTGCTTTTTCAACATTTTCATAAACAGAAAGGTCTCGCTCAATAAACTCGTCTGCCTGTGTATTAGAAAAATCTGGATGCTTTAAGTCAACGCCTCTAACCCAATATCCTTCAGACTTAAGCCTATTGACCATATGACTTCCGATAAAACCACCTGCACCAAGTACTAGGGCTGTCTTCATTATTTCCTCACAATTCCGTTAATTAAAGTATATAGCAATATTTTTAAACTAGTTCAGATATCTGCTTTTCCCAAAACTCAGATATGTGCAACTGCTTATGCAATCCAGGGTGTGGCCAGTGCGCTCCAGGACCTTTTAGTCTTCCATAGTCGTAAGCAATCTTATGATAGTCATAGGCATAATCAAATATATCTGGATACATCTCTTTCCATTTATTGTGGCATCCTTCCCAATTCTTCATCTCAAAATGTTTGGGAAGTTCAGCAACACTGTTTGCAACAAAGCCAAGTTCAAAATCTGCTGGGAATTCATTCTTTGTTGTATCTGGTATATAGTATCTAAAGTTATCTTTCAAGAACTGCTCTTGTTCATCAGTCAGTCCATTTGACCAGCAAGACCAGTATAACTTAATTCCGTTTGTTTCACAGAATGCTTCTAGCATTTTTATATGATCTAGATTTTGATAATAAACCCACTCATATGGCAAAATCTCTTCATAGTTCCAAGGTGCTGATGCTTTTGTTTTTTTTGCACTGTGATTAATAAACCACTCTTGCATTTTTTCTCCATCTGGACTAACAAAATAAAATCTTTCAAAATTTGCAAAATGAGCAATAACAATTTCTGGTTTATATTGATACTGATGAATCATTCCTAAAAAACTAGAAACTAACTTATTTGCGGATGCTCCAGAATAAGATATGTTACCAATAGGTTTTTTAATTTTTTCTGAAAGGATATTACTCCATCTAAGGTTTTCTGGCATTCCCTGACCCATAGTTATTGAACATCCTAGGGCTACAACTTTTGGTTTTGTTGAAAACTCTATAGACCTTAGTCCATCGCTATTCCAAACATAGTTGTACTCTGGTCTTTCTACTTCTGCATGTGATGAGAATATTGACGAGGAACTGGAATAATTTTTATTAGGATTATTTCTATCAATTTCGCAGTATGGAATTACTCTTGGGCTAAACATATCAAATAACATTAGTATATGTATCCGCCTTTTTTAATTTTTTTATATTTTTTCCACATTTTAAACTTATAAAAAATTCTTTTTAGCATTTTGATTCTGGCCACTCTCTCCACCACATTTTTCTTCCGTTATCTAGTTGGTAGTCATTCCAAGAATAAGGATTTCCTATTGCTTTCTGAGGATCATCAAAAAAGTCCCAAGTTTCAATTCCTTTTTGATTTCTATTTCTATGAATATAGGCAGTATATGTGCTTCCTGATGTACCAACAAAATTTGTAGCATGATGCATTACCAAGTTGCAGATAAGACCAAAAACAACTTCGTCTTGAAATGGTAGAGCCATAAATTCATCTTTAAAATTATTTACAATATACTCATCTAGCAATATAAACCTATGCTTATTGTCTTGAACCATTTTGTGTCCTGGTTGACATGTTGTTACTACTATTGGAAGATTATTTTGTCCAAATCTATCTAGCCATAACTCAAACATTTCCTGCTTTGTTTCAAACATCTTGACATGATCAGAAAGCCTTAAATGCATTCCTTGAAAATTTCCAATTGAATGATATATCTTATTTGCTAAATCAACATATTCTTGTTTAAACTTAACTGAAGAAATTGCCTTATCAAGGCTTTCGTTTCTTTTATAAAAAAATCTTGAATACCATCCCAAAGTTAGTTTTAAATGAAGAGTCTTGTCTAGAGGAAGTCTTTTTCTTCCTTCTGCAAAATACTTTTCATCATCAGAAATGTCCTGTTGATTACTATAGTAAAAATTATTTAAAAGATCATCAATAACTAACTCTTCTTGTTTGAATGTATCTATTTTTTCATCAATAAGAATTAAGTTTGAATTAAATTCCATAAGATCTAAAAGATGAGGAAACTGTTCAGGATTTGTAAAACCTTCTCTTTGCTTATTGTAAAATCTACTTGGGCTAAAGATTGGAATACTATCGGTATTATAAAGTTTTTTATCTGCAGTATATTTGCCATAGTGAATTATTGCTGGGACGTTGAGTTCGTGAGATAGTCCTGCTGCTAACTCTAAACTCATAACTTGATTTATTAATCCTGTAGGGTTATATAGTTGAAAAAATAACTTATTCATCTACATGGCTTCTGTTTTTTGTTTTTCATTATCAACTGGTTTACGAATATCTGTGTATAGATATTGTGGCCCATGTTTAAAAAACCAGTGGTCTGGCTCTGTATAAAAAAAGAAAGCGTTAGCGACTAGGTTATTTTGTGGATTTGGAAACTCTTCTCTCCAGTGTTCTTGATCATTACCATACGATATTACTGCATCGTTTTCTTCTGCTTCAAACTTTATACCCTCGACATAAAAATCCCACGGCGTTTTGTGAAAAATTGTATAGTTTATATGATATGTACAGGCGTTGTCGTCTTTGTGCTTCCAAAGTCTTGCTTTTTCTCCTTCATAAATACTTAGAACACACCATGAAGGTAGCAATGTCTCTGACTCAAACTCTTCTCTTGCTAATGGCAAAAGCATTTCATGAAATTTTCTAAGTGGTTCTATTGCAGGTCCATGAGTATTATCCCAAATTGTCCATTGATGTCTTCCAAATCCTTGATCGTATGTGCTCTTGTCTGTTGACCAAAGATTCATTGCTAGGTTTTGTAACTCTAAGTGTTCTGCTGGTGGAAGAACTGTTTTTAGCAAATAAGGAGTTTTCATTTTACCATTTCCCTAGTGGGCATACTGCCTTTTCTAATTTTGTTTTTACTTTCATAAAGCAGCCACACTTTTTGCATTGACTAGTTAGTTTTATCAATTCTGGGCAACTCTTACAGATAGAATATCTTTCTTTTGCTTTTTCTTCATCTGCCCACTGAGTATTAGGGTTTGCAAGATCCCAAGGTCTTGTTTCCCCTAGGTTTTGTTTATACCTTTCCCACGGAGTAAGTTCTTCACTCATTTATAAACTCTGCTCTATACTTATTTAATATAGACTCTGCAATAACCTCACTAATTCCAATATTAAATTTTTCATCGCCTAGTGTGTACTTTAGTATGTGTCTTTCTGAGTTTTCTGGGTTAGGCTCTAAAGTATATTCTAAGTCATCAATATTTTTAAAAAAATGACCTAGACCATTTTCTCCATTAATGATAATATACAAAGAGTTCTCTTTATAAATGTTTATTTTCATAGTATTAATTGTACCATATTAACACCAACCATTAACCTGGTCTGGGCATAATCCATTTGTTGTATTGCATTCTGTCTCGTACCATGATCCATTCCATCTATCCCAGCAGCAGGTAACACTTTCATTACATGCTGCAGATGCTGCAGGTGTAGGTGCTGCTGCAGCAGGGGTTGGTGATGCTGCTACTGGAGTAGGTGCATAGTCTCCGTCACATCTATTTGGACAGCCACTTGGTGTCCAGCATAGAGTTCCGTTTCCATATTGTCCACAAGCACCTCCAGATAGTGCTGGGTCACAAGGGCTGCAGTCTAAGGCTGCTGGGGTAGGTGCTGCTGGGGTAGGTGCTACAGGTGTAGGCGCTACTGGGGTAGGTGCTACTGGGGTAGGTGCTGGAGTTGGTGCAACAGGTACGCAATCACCTGTGTTTGGACAACTACCGCCAGTCCAACAAAGATTTCTGTAACCTGAAGGACAACTATCGTCTTGTACTACACCGCTTCTTCCTGGATCACAGTCAGAACATGGTGATGAGCCACAATTTCCGTTTACTGGAGAGCAAGGCAATGATATAGGTGCAACTGGCTGTGCAATAGGTGTTGGTACTGGAACTGGTGCTACAGTGACTGGTGTAGGTGCTACAGGAGTTGGTGCTACAGGAGTAGGGGCTGCTGGTGTGGGTGCTGCTGCTGGACAACACTCATTAGTGTCAGGATTAAATGTACCTGAGCATTGCTCTTCATTTGAAGCATAGAAACATCCTGGGCCATAAGTTGGCGCTGTTGGGGTTGGTGCAACAGGTGTAGGTGTTGGTGATGGAGTAGGAGTCACAACAGGGGTAGGTGTTGGAGTAGGTGCTACAGGAGTTGGTGTAGGTGCTACAGGAGTTGGTGTTGGACTTGCGGGGGTGCTTCCCCCTCCATTAAAATTTGGACAACACTCATTAGTGTCAGGATTAAATGTACCTGGACATTGCTCTTCATTTGAGGCATAGTAACATCCTGAACCATAACTTGACGTTGGAGTAGGGTTAGGTGTAGGTGTAGTTGGAGTTACAATAGGTGTTGGTGTAGTTGGAGTTACAATAGGTGTTGGTGCTGTAGGTGTCGGTGAAACATAAGGTCTTCCATCGCTGTCGCAACATGTATTGCCACATGGTGAGTCATAACTTCCGCTCATGCCAGGGAAGGGACAAGACTGTACTGGAGCAACTGGTGTAACTGGTACAGGAGTTGGTGATGGAACTCCACAGAATACTCTAGCCTCTGTCATTACATCAGAGCAATTTAATACGCCACATGGGTCATATCTTGAAGTCCACTGCTGTCCGTATCCATCAGAACCAACATTTAGACAGTAACTATAGTCATCTAAAATACATTCTGAAACACATGCAGTAGGAGTTACAATAGGTGTTGGTGCAACTGGAGTTACAATTGGTGTTGGTGCTGTAGGTGTCGGTGGAACATAAGGTCTTCCATCGCTATCACAACATCTTGTTGGATCAAAACTACATGGATCTGAGAAACTTCCGCTAGTGTCTCCTGGTGGTGGACATGAAAGTGTTGGTGCTACAGGAGTTGTTGGTGCAACTGGAGCAACTGGAGCAACTGGTGCAACTGGAGTTACAATTGGTGTTGGTGCTACTGGCTGAACAATTGGAGTAGGTGTTGGTGTTGGTGCTACTGGCTGTGCAACTGGTGTTGGTACTGGAACTGGTGCAACAGGAACTGGTGTAGGTGCTACAGGAGTTGGTGCAACTGGTGTAGAAGCACCTTCATATATATCTCCATATGCAACCCAAATGTTTGTATCAACTTTTACCAATGTTGCTTTTCCATATTGTGCATCAATCCACATTTGACCATTTTTGCTATTTATTGTTACTCCAGATGCTGGATTAAAAATTGTTCTTCCATAATTAAATTGAATTAGGTTATATTGATATCCTACTGGTATTGCCACAGTATTATTATTTGGAACAGTCAAAGTCATTGTAATTGGTGGATTTTGATCACCAGGAATTGGTGAACCTGCTATTGAAGATGAAAGCAAAATAGTCTTGCTAACATCGTCTAAAGATAAAGTAAAATTATTATTTTTTGTTATAACTGTTGAAACATTTGCAATTCTTGGCTCAACATCAAACCTTTCATCAACAGAGTTCCAGTCAAGACCAGTTCCAGCAAGATCAGAGTATGCCCCTGTTGCTCCATTGATTGCGCTGAGGATTCCTGCATCTACATATGCTTTTGTTGCAATATTTAATGTATTTGGTATTCCGTGAACATTTGTTGTGGCTGCATTATGGTTTGAAATAGCAGTGTTTCTGTTTACTGCCTCCGCTGCATCAGCGTCTACAAGATTTTGAAGGTGTTTTGCAATTGAGGGTACTGGAAGATTTGCTGGAAGAGTATTCGCACCATCATAAGTATATGTTCCATAGTGGTAAAGTCTTAAGGCTGCCTGAATATCTGCTGAATCGGAAAGGCCAGGGATTTTGGTATTGAAGAGCCCAGTACCGTTAGGGGTATTATCAATATTCTCTTCTGCCACTATAAATCACCTCTTGTCATTATACCACTGTAATAAACAGGTGCACAGATTTTGTCCCTGTCATAGGTACCCATTCGTTATTGATATATTCTACACCGTTTATTTCAAGAGGTAGTGCCAGGAAGCCAGAACCAGTATTTAACTCTTTTATAACCAAGTTTGTTGATAAAGGGCCTGAAGACTCTGTAGATGATATTGAATATTGTATGTTAAAGTTGGAAGAACCAATAGTACTGTTTTCTTGAAACAAATAAATATCTGTTACATTAATTGGTGGTATAACAAGTTTACCATTTGTAGCGGTTACTGTTTTAATAGAAGAGTAAAATTCTGTTTTTAGACTAACAACTGGAGTCCATTGTAGGCTGCCCGATCCTTGGACTACATATTGAAACAGTGTTTTAAAGGTTGGTGAGTTTGGGTTTGCATCTACCGCAATATCTAGTGCCTGAACATCTTGAACAATATAGGACCTAACAGTTGCATCTCTAGGGTCTCCAAGAGTTCCAATAATAATGCTACCACGATCTCCTTGTGGTCCTATGTCTAGATCTAAACTTATGCTTTCTGGTCCCCCAAAAACTGTTAGGTCTTCATTGGATAAAAGTATGTCTGCCACTTTTAAGCCCCTGTTGCAGGAAACTCTGCAATAATTATTCCTGAGTTTACACTGTTTGTATAATTTAAAGCACCTGTAACAGAGAAGAAGTCTGCAGCAATTCCAGTGCAAAGAGTGTAGCCAGTTTTAGGTGTTAATAATATTTGTGCCACATACGTTCTTGATGGCTTAAATGCTCCAGTAAAGTTTTCATAAACAACTGGATCAGTTAAAGATTTTTCTTTCCATGAAAGTGTAACTGTATACTGATCAGTTGAAGCAACGGATGTACCTGGTGTTGCAGCCTTAACTGGAGCAGTAACTCCGTTTATTCTTGAAAGTGAAACTGGTTTTGCAGTTTTTGGAAATGTTGCAGTTATTACTGCGGTCGCAGATGTTGCTGCATATGCAGGATTTGTTGTAATATTTGCACCCTCTACAGAGAACTTGTTGGCAGGAGTACCAGAAATTTTATACGGTGGTCTTGGTGTTATAGTTATCTTTGCTTTATATGCCTTATCTGGATCAAATGTTGATGTAGAAAGTAATGTTGTGCCATTTGGCTCATACCAAACAACTGATCCATAATATTCTGCTGTCTCAATAACGGAAGTGTCTGGCTCTGCACATGTAACTGGTACTGTTAATCCTAAAATATTGTAGTCTGATAGAGATCCTTGAGTATTTAAATTAGCACCAGATACCTGATCAGTAATAGTAATTTTACCACTAAGCAAAGTTTGAACAATTTCGTATTGACCGCTTCCTGGAACGCTTGCTGGTTTTCT